ATTATCAAACTCCTCAGTCCGCTCCAGCAGGTTCCTCCGCCCCCCACTCGGCACACGGGCAAGGATAGGACGGGCGGACTCAGTCTCCTGAACCGCGTGGTTGCCGGGGAGTTCGCGGACAGAGAAAGACGAAAACTCTACATAGTTTGATCCCTCATCAGCCTTTACATCAAACCCGACATAGGTTGTCGTTGCAGTTGCCGTGAAAACTATTTCAATAGTTCCGCTGGATGCAAATGTCGTTTGAGAGCCAGTCGTTAAGTTGGCTTCGTCAGAATACCACAAGCCGAGGTCTTTATCGCCGCCCACTTCTGAAAGGGTTATTTTGTAGGTAGTGCCTATGACTGTCGTAATAGACGCCACAGCCCTTGGGTCAGAAGACCCAACAGAAGTTAGTCGCAGCTTTCCGCTTACAACACTGAGACTGCCATTTCCCGTAGTTCCAGTCGTGATTGCCCAATCTGTCGTCGCCGTGTATGGCCCGCCCGGATTGCTAACTTCCTCACTCCCCAGCCCCGTAAAGCTGCCACCCGAATACCCAGCCCCTTGAGACTTGTCCAAGAGGAACCCGCAGGATTGGCCGTAGTCGCAGGGCGTCAGGTCAGTCGTGGAGCGGAAAGCAGTGGTCGTGCTGGGTTCATACCAGACGCCTTCCTCGCCAGAGGCAAAGAGGGACAGGGGGGAGAACGGCGCTACGCCGCCACCCAGCCGCTGCCCGAAGGGCGAAGGAAAGCCGCTGAGAGGAGAGACGATCTCACGCATGGTAATGCCTCCTATTGATGGCTTACCATAACAGTGACAGCCTGATCCGAGTAGGCCCACAGCCGATCCGCGCCAGACAATCCGGGGAACAGGTCCGTCATTGCCACGTTGCGCTCGCCCTGACCGGGGTTATACCGAATCGCGCCGGAGAAGTCGGTCGGCTTGGTCGCGTCGGTCGTGGCCTTCACAAGCATGTGATAGCCGCCGGTGTTCTGGAACGTGATCGACGTGATGTCCGCGTCGGTCAGCTGCGTCCAGTCTTTCGCGGTGAGCGTGGTCGAGGTGTTCTGGGCCATGTCAGCCTCCATTCATTTGGGAGCGTTGTCCCTTTGTATCACGAACCAGCCTTGCAAGAAAGCCGCCTTAGTCCCTGCCGCTTACAGCGACGACAAGCCCACCGAAGATAGCACGCGTAAAAGAAGATCTTGAAAAGCGAACTCGGTCTGCATTGGTTGGGACTGTCAGTGTCCCAGAACTGCTTATTGTATTAGCTCTAGTCTCATTTCCCATAACACCAGCGGCCTGATAAGACCCCGTTTCGCAGTCAATCTCAACAAAAACAGAGCCGATTGCTTTCAAGTTTGACACATCTTGAATGGTAAAAACATTTTGTGTTGATCCCCAAGTCGATCCCCCATCATCAGAAAATTCTACCTGAAACGCCGCGCTAGAACTGGTGTAATTAAAATACGCTGCCAGATCAAGCCGAATAGCTTTTATGTTTGTAATGTCAAAAACCTCTGAGTCTGCAATGGTTCGGCCAAGCAAGCCGGTTTGCAAAGCGCGAGGTTGAATGCGTGGCGCACCTGTTGACCCTTCACTAATCGCAATCGGGTTATCCCTTAGAAGCGTCACAAGCGTCTGCGTGACAGGGCTGTCCTGATCCACGTCACTGTTAGGAATTGCCGTATAAGTCGTCATGTCAGTCTCCCGCTCGCGGTTCCATCACTTAGCAACCCGTCCGCGTTGCCGATATAGCAGTTCTTGAAAGGCGCAGATGCAGCGCCCGGATAATCCGCCGACCCATCAGCCATTATGAAGGCAATCTTGCCATAAAGCGTCGTGTCCTCGGCCACATACTCCACTACCTCGCCCGGCACGACTTCCTCCGCGCTAACAATGGTCCAAAGTCGCTGCCGCCGTTCGCCAAATTCGTCAACGTCAAGGTAGTGCGAGATTTCCAGCGTGTCGCCAACCCAATGATCTCGGTCTTTCGCATCCATGCGGAACCGGCACTCGCTCGGAACGTCAACGTAGCGCGTGATGATTGCCGACGCCGTAGTTTGGGCCAGAGCATCAGCATTGATCCACCGCGCGAAGATGCGCCGGATAGAAGGCTCGCCATACAATTCATCGGTTTCGCTTTCTAGGTCAGCGACAATGAACTGGCTGAAATAGTTGGTCGGGTCTTCAACGCCCAGCGTCGGATTGATCTGCTGGTAGTAAACCCAAACCTGACTTGCGCGCTCGCGCGGCTTTTCCCGCAGAGAAAAACTGCCCTCAAGGATGTTGCTTTCATCCGTGATAACCGGAGGCGGATCACCGACGCCTCGAATGGCCTTTAGCTGCACCGATGCAAGGCGTTCGTCCCACCACACATACACAAGCGCCTGCGTTTGAATTTCGGACACAAGCTGCTGCACAGAAGTCGGCTCGGTGATTAGCACGGTCAGGTCATAGAATGACTTGTATAGCCCGACCTCAGTCGCCCACGCAGTCGTATCAAGGAATGAGGCGTCAACGCCGCCGTAGGTCGTCAACAGGTCTTCTAGCAGGCTATCCAGCGGCTCGCTTGTGTATCGCAAGCATTGCTGCACCCCAGCGTTGAAGTCATGCGCCGCAGCCGTTGTGCCGTCTGTGCCGCGCGTCAGGCCGGTAAACTCCACGCCATCGGCATGGGACGCCCGCGCGGTGTAGGTCATAACCTCAGAGCCAATGCGCAGCGTCCCGCTTGCCGCGTAGTCGGCTTCGACCGCATTGGCCACGACAAAGCTCGTATCCGTATCTGTGATCGCCGAGAAAAGAACGCCGGGGCTTGCAAGCGGAGCCTGCGCCTTCCGCTCTTCAACGCGCGCCAAGATGTCCTTGCCCTGCATCACCACGCGGCCAGAGCTATCCGGCCCCTGCACCGATTGCAGGAAATAGGTGCGCTTGGTCATGGCCGAGAGGGCTTGCCCCGCGTAGCCCTCATAAACCCTGATCTGGATGTTTTGCCGATACTTGTTCCGCACAAGCCAGCGCGTCCAGAAGCTGCCTCGCGACTTGTCCAGCGGGTTCCAGCTACGCCCGTCAACGTAGGGGTCAACAACGCGGTCGCTGTGCGCGTGGTCCTGAAACGTGATCGTGCAGAGCGCGCGGTTGCCAAGCCCCTGCGCGTCAGGGTTCGCCGAGGCGAGGTTGATCCGCGTAGGGGCCGTCGAGACGCTTACAAGCGACGGGATGATATAGTCAGCGCCAGAGACGCCCATGTCGGCAACCCTGCCCTTGTCGAAGCACAGCCTGCGAGGGGTGCCGCGGGCGAACTTGGCCGTGTCTTCGCAGGTGGCTCGCGTCAAACAGCACTTTTGATCGTCCGTCCCGGATGCGGTGCATGGCGACACGCCATAGGTGTTTTCGCAGAGCGGTTGCAACACCTCGACGATGACAATCGGTTCCCTACCTACGGTGGTCTCAGTCATAGCCGCGCGCCCTTACGTTAAGCGCCACCGACATCAGGTCTCGAATACCCATATTGGTCGGGATCGGCGTCTCATCCGTCTGGCAAAGCGCCACGTCGCCAAACGTATCAGGACGCCACGCGATGAAGAACGGGCTTTCCTCGATTGCCGTCTGCAAACTGGGCCAGTTCGCCCGAACCCAAGCCGCCGTCAGGTGCTGCCATTCGTAAGACGTTGCGAGGTAGGTGCGCTGCTTGGACCGACCCAGAAACTCGCCGGTTTCGCTCTTGGTGCTGCGCAAGATCGTCTGGCGAGAGAACGGGATAGGCGCGTGGCCACCGTAAAGCGGGCGCTCCATCTGCAAAGCCGATCCGAACTTGATAACGCCAATCGTCGGCGCAGTGCCGTTCGTGATCGAGATGCGCCACCGCTGCCGGGTCTGGGGCGCGAAGATAGCCATGATCGGCTCGTCGGTCGTGATAGCCGTTGCCGCGACAACGCCGGTCCAGCTAGACCCGTTCCAATACTGCACCTGAAGCGTGTTGCCGTTCGTGCCGAGCGTGTGCGCGCCGATCACGCAATAGTCGCACTCAGACGCGCTGCCGTGGTCGTATTCCCACGTCGCGGGCAGGGCGTCGGGCTTCCATTTCTCGTAGGTCAGGCCATTGGTCGGGCCGTCCGCGAAGAACCCCGTGGCCGTGCCGGATGCCGTGACCGTGCCGCCGTTCATCCAGTTGTTGTCATGCGCGATGCGGGCATGGGTCAGGGGCTGATCGCCGCTCGGCAAGCTGTATCCGGTTTGCAGAATAACGGTCATGCCAGCCTCACGATAGCGCCATCCTCGACGGCCTCGTTGATCCCATTAATAAGCCGGATCACCTGATCCCGCGAGAACATGTCGCCGCCGGTTAGCTGGATCGCCACGTTGCGCGATGTGCCGCCGCCTGCGGTTGCGCCACTAGATGCCGTCTGCGCCATGCCGACACTTGAACCAGCCGAGGATGCGCCACCGCCGCCACGGCTTGCCGACTTGATGTTCCGCACCGCTTGCAGGCCCGACGACAAAGCCGCGCCAGCCGCCGCGATACGCGCAAAAGGCCTGCCGATAAAGCTAGGGTCTTTCAGAACCTCGGTGAACGCCAGCCAAGAGTTCGCAAGCGCAATACCCGCGCTGATCTCTTTCGACCCTTGGAACACAGTCGCCAGGTTGCTCAATGTTTGCCGCGCGCCGTCATTCGCCGCCCGCACCATTGCGAATTGATGCGACTGCTCGACCTGCTCCATCATGCGGGCGTGTTCCTGCTGCGTCACAAGCCGTTGATTGAGCGCCTGCTGCAACGTGTCCTGCTGCCGTTGGTAGCTGGCAATTTGCAATTCCTCTTGGGACAAGAAACCCTCTTGCAGCGTTTCAAGATCGGCTTGGATTTGATCGGCAAGCGATACGCCGCGACCGCCGCCACCGCCACTACGGCCACCGCCGCCCCCTCCTGTTTCAGGAATGTCGCCCTCTTGGCCACCGAAAATAGCCGTCTCGCCGGTCAAGCCTTGTGCGCCCAAGCTGCTGCCGTATGTCACGCCCACCGGCAAGTTATCAAGCAAGCGCCGCGCCTCATCGGCGGCAATGCCAAGCTCATTTGCGAGCGCGCGCACCTGATCTTCAAACGTGGCGAGGTTCGCGCCCATGACCGTTTCAATAGCGCGAGAGGTTCGCTCGGCCTCATCCGCAAGCCGCTGGTTTTCCTCCACCTGAGCCTGCAAATTGGCAAGTCGCGCTTGATCCAATTCAATAGCACCGCGAAGCGCCCGCGCCCGCCGCGTATCAGCTGTTTCCAACTCCGCCTGATTATCCGCAATGCTTTGTTGCAGCCGCTCAATCTCGCGCATCGCCGCGACCTGCGCCATATTCTCAAGGCCGCGCTGGGCCATGAATATCTCATCGCGCAACTCGCGGGTGCTTTCGGTCAGGCCATCAATAGCGCCCTGAAAGCCGCCAGCGTTATCTCTGGCCATCAGGAAATTACCTGCCAGCCCGATCAACACACCAGACGCGACACCGATAATCGATGCCAGCGGTCCCATCAAAGCCGTCATCTGCGGAAGCTGCTGAGACAAGGCGCGGCTAGCCGGAACGCCCATACCCATCTGCACAGCCAAGTCCGAAAACTGATTAGCCGCGTTTGAAATGGCAAAGCTATGACGCCCAAAGGCCGCGCCAAGCCTTCCCATACCTGTGGAAACCGCTGCCGTCTGCTGCGTGGTCTGACGCGCTTGCAGGGCGACATTCTCAAGCCCGTCCTCGGCGCTTTGCAACGCAGAGCGAAGGCCGGTCGCATCGCCGGTCAGTTTTACATTCAGCGCCGCCAGTTCAGCCATTGGCCTTTGCCTTCATCTTCTCACGGTGCCGCCTACGGGCGTCATCCCAATCGGCCTCAGAAAACCCGCTCGCCCCCTGCTTGACCTTCTTGGAAACGGCAATCTTGCTATCCGCTTCCCACCACCATTCCTGCACCGACATGGCCCAGAACTCGGACGGCTGTATTCCCCAATCGCGGGCCGCTTTATACGCCGCCTTTACAAAGTCGGCCCACGTTACTCCCCCGCGTCGTCGCTACCCTTCTCGGCCTCGCCGATTTCCTCGCTGCGGGGGCCGACGATCAGCGCGAGATAGTTTTCCGCATCATCCCGGCACTTGGCAAAGCCGTCCTCGAAAACAGCCTCCTGCACGTCTTCCAGCGTCATCTTGCTGCCAGCCGCGCGCAGGCCGATGTGCAACAGGAGCGGCACGTTCTCGGTCGTGAAGCGGAACTTGGGCTGGTGCTGAAACGCGCCCACGCGCAGCGCCATCCCTTCAATCGCCGCCTCTCGCGCGATGACAAGCGGGTCGGCCACCTTCTTGGCAATCTCCTGCGATGCCTTGAAGGTAGCCGCCAGCGTTACCGCCTCACCGTTCAGCGTCGTCTCGTATTCACGCATCAGCTAGCCGCCGATGCCGTGTAGGTCACAGCGCCCGACGACATGAACGTTGCGGAAAACTCAACCGCGCCGTCATGCTCGCCGTTGATCTCGAGGCTGGACAGATGATAGGTGGCGGAGAAGTTGCCGGGAACGGCCAGCGAGGACGGCAGATCGCCTTGCAGCGTTTCGCCCGTGGTCGATGCGTTGAAGAACTCGGCAATGAGAACCTCATCCGACGAAATGCCCGAGATGGTCACCTCGATGGATTTGACACCCGGCGTTGCCAGAAGTGTGCGCCAGCCCGCATCGTCATCGGTCGTGACATCGACCATTTCGTTGCTCATCGTAACGCCGCGAGTGCGAACGCCGACAAGCGTCGTCGCATCCCAGTCGAACGTGAAGTCGCGTCCGTTAAAAGCCATGATTAGGCCTCCTGTATTGTCAGCCGATAACGCTGAACGCCATGTTTCGTCTTTGCATCTGGATCGGACACAACGCTGCCGAACTCCCAGAGGCAATCCACTATGTTATAACCGCTTTTCGTCACGTTTGCACGGTTCAAAAGCGCATAGGCCTCGCCCATCAACGCCTTGACCTCTTTATTGCCGGTCGCGCGCGACCAGAAATGCAGCGTTAGGGTCATCTCAGCGCCGAGCGTGTCGTCGGTATCCCACGCGACCTGCGTATCCTCACCGATCACGCAATATGGAAAGGTCGTGGCCGGTGCGCCCTCTGGCAGGAACGGCGCGGTGTCAAATACGGTGCAGTCGGTCAGGTTGCCATTCAGCAAGCCGAACACGATCTCCTGCGCCGCCGTTGCAAAGTTGGTCGCCATTATGTGCGCCTCGCAATCTCTGCCCGCATCCGATCTTCAACCTTCACGCGCGCCTGCTCGAAGCTCGGCGTCAGCCAAGGGCGGGGAGCCATGCGCGACGTGCCGAACTCAAGGTATCGGCCATAGACAAGGTTCGTGCCGACCTGACCGCTAAGATTGGACGGGGTGGCCGGGTTGATCGCCACCGAATTGGCAAGCCGCCCCGTGTCGCTCATAGGATACTGCCCCGGAGCGGATGCCTGATGCGTCCTGCGCGGCGCGTATTTCTCATAGACGACACCGCTTGCTGGGCCGCTTTGAATGCCTCGGACAGCCGCGCTTCGCGTCTCGGTGATCGTCTGGTTAATGACCGACGCCACGGCCTTGTCAGCGTCCTTCGCAAGCGCCGCAAGCTGCCGCGTCAGTTGCGAGATGCCGTCAATGTTTACGTCAATCCTCATTGCACAAGCCCCGTATCAGACATGGCATGTCTTAACGCGTCTTCTTCGGTTGGCCCAAATCCAAAGTGAATTGTATCGCCAGGTTCACTTAAAGGGCAATCCGTCTCGATCAGACCCCTCTTGCCCCATGCGACAAAGCCGTTCCCGCCGTTGCGCTCGCGGCGAATAGCAAACTGCCAAGGTCCGTGCTGTTCGATCCTCATGGCGCGGCCCCATCGCTCAAGCGGTATTCCAGCCAGCGCCGCCCGCCGTCAGGGTCAACAACGCCGAGAATGGCATATGTCTTGCCGTCCCATTGCACCCGCTGTGCAGCCGTAGCGCCCGAGAAATACCGCGTCACCATGCGATAGGTGTTACCAGGCACTTGGCGCATGTAGCCCCAACGTTCGCTGCCCGGTGCCGCCTCGATCATCGCCCTAGTGGGCGCACCCGATACCGTGGCCCAAGCCTCAGTGAAGCCGCCCATGCCGTCGCTGGAGCGCGTCAGCGCCTGTATGGCGACCGTCTCGCCAAGCTGGCGCGCGGTATACTTGGGGGCGCAGCACTTCACCATGCGAGTTGATCCGCAAGCCGATAGGGCGCAAGCAAGCGCATGGCCTCATCCGTCAGGCCCGTGCAGGTGCCGTCATACATACCCTCGACCGACAGCTTGATTGCCTGCACAATCGGCAGGGGGACGCTGCCAGAGCCGTAGCCCGCGACATAGGTCACCTCGACTGCGTTCTGCGCCCGAAGATCACTAGGCCACGTCTCGCCCTCGTTCAGGTAGATGCGCCCGCTTTGCAGGTCTAGCTGATAGTTGCTGCCCGAGAATGTCGCCGCGTTGTTGCCTCGATCATAGGTCACAACGCTGGTGACCGATGCCAGCGGCGGAAACGGCAGGTCAAGCGTCTCGCCGCCGCCGAGGATGTAGGGGCGCGACACCGTGTGAACGCCGGGGCCAAGCTGCAACAGCCGATCATCCGCGCCCGCATCCGCAAAGCCGTCCGCGCGAAAAACGAACGTCTCGGTCAGGATACCGCGCCGCGTGTATTGCTTAACCGCTTCCGTTGCCGTGGCGATATATCCGGTGATCAGCGTGTCGTCGCTCGCGCCGTCAACGCGAAGATGCGCTTTCATGTCCGACAGGGAAACCGCCGGATCATCGGTCGATGCCGTGACGACAACAGACTTGCGGTTGAACCTCATTCCCGAACCTTTCTAGGGCGTCCGCGCTTGCGGGGCGCAGCCTTGTTTTCCGGCGCAGCCATGTGGGCTTTCGTCTCCACGATCTCGCAAGCCCCTTCACCGATCAACAGATCAAGCGTGGCGTCGTCCACCTCGCGCTCCGACCCATCGGCCCACGTCTCAACGCGAATGCCATCCAGGCTGATCGGAAAGCGCCGAAGAAGTCTTACGCGGGTCATGGGCTGTGCGTCCTTTGCAGCAAAATGGCCTTGTCCCAGACACTAACATTTTCCGAGGCGAACAGAAAGAACCGCGCGCCATAGCGAGCGAAGGCGTCGGTCACGAATAGCGTCCCGTTGAAAAACAGAAAGTCCTCGATGCCGCTGCTTTTCGTGATGCTACGCCGGTCGCGCGCAATCATCGTGCTGTAGTCAGAACCGATGCCCACGTCGATCTCAACAAATGCCGCCGTCGATGTGGATTTGCTCAGGCGGAACGTCAGGTTGATATTGTAAACCTCACCTGCCGCGAAAGGCTGGATCGTGCTGCCGCCGAAAACGTCCAGCGGAACGCCGCGATTGTATTGGGTTTCGGTCCCTTCGCCTTCGCCGTCAATCGTGACATGCGTTAACGTTTCAGCCGTGACGCTTTGCTTGTTGTCCGAGGTGTGAACGCTGTCTGTGAAGTAAAGCCAGCCGCCGTCATAGCCGGTGCGGCGTTCTCGCCCATCATCCAAGCGGATCAGCATGTCAGCCGCGCGCTTGTTGTCTTCAGTCGCGTCGGGGATTTCGGACCAGTTGATATTCGTCATCGCATCCCCCTGAGCTTATGAAAGGGGCCAGCCGAAGCCAGCCCCTCGCTAAGATCAGGTCGCCGCCGTGCCGGTGTCGATGGTGGCAGTCCCCATCGAAGCGCCCTTGTCCTTGCGGGCGTGAACCGAAACGGCTGCATCGGTGCCGGTCGTGCCGGTCGCCACGATGCGGACGTAACGCGAGTTGCCGCGATAGCCGATGGTTCCGACGAAGGTGTCGTCGTCGTCATCATCCGTGACGGTCAGCGCGGCCTCGGTCCCGATCAGGTCAGCATCGGCCACTGCGGTAGCGTCTGCCGCCGCCGTGGTGTCGCTTTCCTGAACCTCGAACGAAAAGCCCGAGGTCGTGCCAGCGTCGGTGACGGTGCCGGTCGAGACGCTGAACGTGACAGCCTCCCAACCCTGCATGTCGATCCAGTCGCCAGCGGCGGGGGTCACACCGGACAGGGTGGCCGAAAGGGCCAGCCCGTATTCGGCGTTGTTGCGCATGTCAAAACTAGCCATGGGTCAAGTCTCCTTTCTGGCCTTACGCGGCAACCTTGCCGATCTTGATCGCATCGAACGAGGTCACATCGCCACCCACGCGCTGCGTGGTGTAGTAGGTGATGAAGCCCTTGTTGGTGAAGGGGTCGCGCAGAACTTGAAGGCCCACACGATCCACGATGGTGTAAGCCATTGAGAAGTCGGCGTAGACGATGGACAGCGCATTCGCCGCGACTGCGGGCATGTCGTCCATGAACACAACCGGCTTGCCGAGAAGCTGGATCGTGGCCTGACCGTTCGCCAGCAGAACTGGGCTGAAGAAGTAGTTATCATTACCCTTCAGTTGCAGCGCGGCCCCGAAGGTCGTGCGCTTCATGCCCCAGACTGCCGAAGCCTGATAGGCCTCCTTGAGCGCGTTCTGGACCTCGATCAGACCGTCAGCGTCCAGCGCAGCGGCTGCACCCATGTTGATCTGCTCGATCTTGTCCCGCTCATAGGTGCCAGCAGCGGCCCATGCGTCATAGGTCAGGAAGCCGCGAGGCTGGCCCACACCCGTGCCGCTCACGAACGCGGTGTTCTGCGTGCGTGCGAACTTGTCCGCGACCTTGCCCGACAGCCAAGCCTCAACGTCGAGGTAGGCGTCTTCGATCATCTCGGTCGTCATGCGCGGATCGGCTTCGATCTTGTGCGCGGCGATGACCTTCTGGCCGAGTTGCGGGGTGTCGGTCTGGCCGCTCGATGCGCCCTCGCCAACCCAGCGCGCGCCTGCCTCGTCGTCATCGATCAGGATGTCGATAGACTTGGAGCCGGTGCGCTCAACGTTGGCAACCTGCCGCAGCGGCGAGGTTTCGAAGATGCGCGAGACGATGGTCTGCGACAGTTCCGGGCGAACCAGATAACCGCCATCAGGGTTCACGTCCGTGGACATGGCCTTGATCTCGATACCCTCGCGGGTTTCCTTGAGACCGTCAGCCTTGCCGTAGGCCATGTAGTTGCGGAAGGCGTCGCGGTGCTTTGCCTCGATCTCCGCATCCATGCCCTTGGCGTCGTCGCCGCCGGGACGGTTCATGGCCGCTTCCAGCTTGGCCTGCTTTGCTTGCAGGTCAGCCATCTTGGCGGTGATGTCGTCCGCCATGCGGTTGTGCTTTTCCTCGGTCACAACGTCCTTGGGCTGCGAAGCCTTAAGGCCGTCGATTTCCGAGCGCAGTTCGGTGAGGGTCGGGTTGATCTTCTCAACCAGCCCTTTGATTTCCTGAAGATCAGCCATGACGCTTCTCCATCTTGCTCAGGGTTTCAGTCAGTAGGGCTTTGAGTTCGTCAACGTCCCGTTGAACCTGCTCAGGATCGGGCGCGTCTACATCCCGTAGAACCTCCGCCCTCGCCTTCCATGCGCCGCTCGCCATAGCCTTCGCCATGCGGTTCGAGTGGCCCATATTCTTGAAAGCGCGCTCAAGTTCGCGCTCTGTGATTTCTTCCGACTTCATGGCGTAGATATTCGCCAGATCATTCATCGGAAATGTCACGACAGACGTTTCCCAAAGGTCCAGCTTGGTCAGCTTGCGAACCCCTTGATCCATGTCCATTTCGTATTCTTGGGTGCGATAGCCGATGGACAGCCCGTCAACCGCGCCCATCTTCACAAGCGCGGCAACCTCTGCGCCCTTTGCGGCTTTCTTCGAGATGCGGCCCTTCATATACAGGCCGTTTTCATCCTCGCGCATTTCATCCCATGCGCCGATAGGCTGATTGGCGTCGTGCTGCCAAAGCATCTTGGGCTTGCGGCCCTTGGCGATGCACTCCTTGAACGCGCCCGGCACAACCATGTCGCCGCCGCCGTCCACGTTGCCGAAGACGCTGCCATAGCCTGAGACGGTCAGATATTCGTCGTCTTCGCCTTCCGACTTGATCTCAAGCGCGGCGAACTTGGTCTCTAACGGCTCGCCCGCATCCTTCTGCCCGAACATGGACATGCAGACGGCGAACCGCTGATCCATGTCAGGATACTTCGACGCGGTTTCCGCATCGCCCATGCAGCGGCGGATATAATCGGAGCGGTCTTCGCCTGCGCGGGGTTCCGGCATGAAAAAATCCATCTAAGGGCCTCGGGCGCTTCACAGCGGCCTTTGCAAACCTTATAGCACGCTCCTGCAAACTTGCAAAGTCCATGCGCGCAAACGAAGAGACCGCCCCCGAAGGGACGGCTGCGTCAGGTGTTGGTATGGGTGTTGACTACGACTGCCCTGATGAAGGCTTTTCGTATGCCCTTGTGATGTATTTTGCCATCAAATCATGAAATTCATATGCGATGGGTTTTTCCGGGTCTCTGAACTTTGCTTTCATCACCCTTTCAAAAACAGCCATCTCAAACTCTTCCATCTTTTTAACAACAATCGCCGGGACGGCATCACAAGACTTCTTTAACACATCGGTTCGATCTATCATTTCTTGAACGTCGCTAGTGACTTTGGGCTTGAGAACATCCTCCTTGAATTTCTTAACCTCATCCCGAAGCAAGCCATACACCTCCCCTTGAATTATATCCTCCATCATTTCTTTTAATTCATATTGCTTTGGCGTTAGCTTCCTGACCTGCGCCCTAACAGTCTTTGCGATTTCCTCTCTGACCATCTCGGTTATGGCCTGAGAAACCGCATCAGCGTCTACTTTCAGATATTCCATTAACCTGCCCTCCATAGCAGTCTCCCTATGGGTGCGCGGGCAACTGGGGGAGGTCCAGCGTTCGGGGATCAGCCTAGCCCGCGCGGCATACGCTACGCCGCATTTTCGTTGCGGTCAATCTCCCAGCAGGCCGCCCCGCACCTGATGCACCACCGCGCATCGACACGCGATTGTGGCGGCTGCGGGCTTCCCAGCCTCGCCCGGATACATGATCGGCAGGTCAGGCCCGCCGACCCAAGGCATCATGAACGGCTCGTCCATCGCCACGCGCTGACCGTCCATCGCCGCGTGATCGTATTCGTCATCCATGCCGATACGCCGAGTGCGCGCATCCTCGACGGCCACCCATTCTTTCTCAAGCTGCATCCCGGTTGTCTTGGCAACCTCATGCGTGGCGAAGTTCGCGGCCCCATGCGTTTCCGTGCGGGCGATCAGCGCGCCGCGCCACCGGCCAATGTCGGGCAAGCGGTCCTCGATCATCTGGGCGATAGCATCGACGCCTAGCCCGTCTCTCTGGCCCTGTGCGACCAGCGAAACGATCTGCGCCCGCGTGGTTTCGGATACAGACGTGATGCGCCGCCGGATAGCCTCCTGCTGCACCCATGCCAGCGCGAAGGATTGGAACAGTTCGAGGAACGATATTTCTTTCGTCTCAAGGTCCAGCCCCATCGCCTTGCCTTGCGTTACGATCCGGCGACCGAACGTCTTGGCGGCGGCAAGCGCAAGCTGGCGGTATATCTCACGCAGGTCTTGAGAGTGCTGATCCGATGCAGGCGGCACATAGCCGAGGGCCACATAGCCGAGGCGGATGCGGTTGCCCTCTGCCACGATAGCGGCGGCAAGCTGGCGTCGAAAGCGGCGCTCCAGCACGTCAAGCATACGCGACTGGATTTGCGCCTCGCGCTCGCGGCTGTGACTAATGAAGGCAGGCTTGCGGGCCATTAGTCGTCCGCCGCGTCTGCGATCCTGTTAGCCCACGCGCGGCCTGCGTCACCTCCCCAGCCGTCCCACGCTATCCGCCACGCAGTCGGCCCACCGTCAGGTTCCTTGGCATCGAAGTGCTTGTCTCGGTTCACCCCATGGCGCGCGAAGAAACTCACCATGCGGTTCACCGTCTCAAGGCTGAGATTGGCGCGGTTCGAGATGTCGCGCGCGCGGGCAACGCCCGTTTGCGTCATGCCTCGCCCATACTCGCGCCGCCACTCAAGCGCCCGCTCCGCCGCTGTCGCCATCTCTGCGGTAGGCTTGTGGCCGTCTGCCTTCACCTCAAGATCGCCCATGCCATAGGCCAGCGCCTTGATGTCATCGGTGCCGAGGTCAAACGGGTTGCCGGGGATCGGCTTATACGTCCCCTCGCCCACCGGCTCATAGCCCATCAGTTCGCGCGCCTCTTGCAGCGTCAGCACGCCCTCGGCATATGCCGTGACCGCGCGGTTAAACATGCGCTCGCGCAGCGCCTCAAGGGCCGGAATGCTGTCCAGATCAAGGCGCAGTTCCAAGCCCTCGCCGTAGCGGGGCAAGAGCCAGTTGTTTAGCGCCGAGATCAGTTCGCCCAGAACGGGGATCACGGTGTCAGTGTAGAGCCGCTCTTTAGCCTGCTCTAGGTTGTTGAAGGTGCTGGCGTCGTTGTCGATCAGCGGAAGCGGAACGCCCAGCGCCGAGGCGACGTATTTCGCCGTCTCGCGCATGGTGTTGAGAAAGTCCATCTCGCGGGCCGACTGCGAAAGGGCCACCCATTCCGCATCCTCGGCCAGCATGGGGATTTCGCCCGCGTTCTCGGCCCCCTGCATACGGGCTTTGAAATACTCCCGCATCCGCTGGATGATCTCGCCCGAGGGGTAACCGCCCTTGAAGCGCACAAGGCCGCTAGGACGGGCGCTGTTGCGCAGTAGGCTGTAGTTCCAGCGCATCCCGGCGTTGTGCGTGTCACCGGCCAGCGCAGCGGCCATGAGGGGCGACTGACCGCGCCAGTAGTTGTCCGGGTTGTAGGTCTTCACAAACATCATGTCGCTTTGACCGCTGATCGGATCAACGCGGAAAGCGGCTTTGCGGTTGTTGACGTTGTGAACATACTCGGACGGGATGCCGCCGCGACCGGGTTTGACCTCGATGTGCGCGGGGTTCAGCGGCCACAGTTCGGCGGGCTGGCCCTCGTTGCCCGAGACGCAAGCCATCTCGCCCATGAGCATCCGATTGACGATCATCTCGGTGACCCACGACTGCCACGTCATCACGGGCGTCGGCTTGGCGAGAAGATCAAGCGCCGGGTGCGCCTCGATTGCCTCGCCGTTCGGGCCGTAGAGTTCGTATCCGATGGACGATGCCGCTTTCGTGATCTCGGTCACGGCGCGATAGACGATGACGTTTAGCTGGTAGCCTTCGCGGATATACTGCTGCGCGTTGTCCTTTCGGCCCCATGACACGCCGGTTCCGACCATGAAGGCCCCGCCGTTGGGATGCTCTTTTGTCTCGGTCGCGCGCTGTCGCGTGAAAGGCCATAGTGCCATTATAGAACCCCGAATATCTCGCCCGTGCTGCCCCGGATCATCGGCGCGACCGCATACCTCACGGCGTCCCATCCGTGGTTGTGTGCATCGATGATCTTTGTCGTCACGTCGCCGTTGTCATTGACCTTGTAGCTGTAAAGCCGCGCTTCGCGTTGCATATTAGCACAATCGGGGTGAATTAATATAGACCGGAACGAACGCAGGAAAGCGATGCCGTCTTCCACGCTGCCCGGCCATTTCTCTACGGCCTTGGCTTGCGGTATGCCGTGGCGGCGAATGTGCGAGATGCTTTCGGGCCGCGCGCTGTCCCATCGGCTTGCCTCTTGCGCGAAGCCCGGTATCGCAGCGGTGACGAAAGACGCGGTGTCGTCCAGTTCTAGGCCCTGCTTGAACGCCTCGCGCCTGATGCCGATTTCCTCGGTCGCCTTGTTGATCCAGACCTCGACCGCCGCCGTAGGGTCTTGGGAAAAGCCGAAGTCGCCACCGTAGAACGGGCCAGACCAATGGCCCTCGCGCGGGTTCGGCTCAAACGCCTCTACCCTGATCCTGCCGCCGAACACTTGCGCATCGCTGTTTTGCAGATACGCCCCCTCCCAGATGTGGGCATAGGTGGCAGGGTCGAGGCGGCTTTGCTCTCTCTTGCGCAGAACCTCAAGGCCCTCGGGGAAAAACGGATTATCCTGCCAATTCAGTTCTGCGACCAGCGCATCGGGTGGCGGGTTTTTGCGGAGGCGCTGATCGACCGGCGACCCGTCTTCGCGCGGGTTCCATATTGCCCATAGTTCCGACTTGGGCTGACGGAACACGGTGGCCTCAAGCGCCAACCATGACGGCTCTGGAATGTCCTCGGCTTCCTCGACAATGGTGAGGTCGATCTTCGCCAGAGACTTGATGGACTGCTCATTGCGCCGAAGACCGCGAAAGATGAACTCGGTGCCGTTCTTGCCTTTGATGTAGTCAACGCCAATGTCATAAGCTGCTTCCAGCCAAGGCTCTGTGCTTACGGCAGCTTTAACCTCAGTGAAAAAGCTGTCTCGGATACTGATCTGAAACTCTCTCGTGCATAGTATGCGCAGGGGTTGCATATACCCCCAAACTGCCGCCATCTTGGCAAAGTTCAAGCTTTTCCCAGAGCCGCGGCCTCCAAATGCAGCACGATACTTTACCGACCCTCTCGCCGGTGCGAAGACCCCTACCAACTTACGCGGCAGCTTAATTTCAGCTTGGGTCAAAGTTTGTTCTCGCAAATTGCCCGTGCATTTTCCGCGCTGCTTCATCGTATGCAAGGGCCGCTTCTAGTTCCGTTGAGAATGAACCTAGATGCTTTGTCTTGTAATTGCACGTTATCGACGCGACCCAGTTTTTGTTTTGCTGGTGAAACGACACGCCCTTGTAAACAGATGATCCGCCGCGCGCCCTTCCATTGCGAATGTTTTCGGCATTGTTACACGCGCGCAAGTTAGATGCTCGGTTGTCTAGCCTGTTTCCATTGATGTGATCAACGTAATCAAATGACCACCCGCCGGTCAGTAGCGCCATTGCCACCCTATGCAGCAAGTGTGTCGAACCTAGCAAATGCCCCCTATAATATCCGCCTGACCCGACATGCGTGAACGCTGGCGTTCCGGCATATCTGGCGTTCCAGTTGGCGCAACATCCTTCGGCGCTACGCGTTCCGGTCGGAGAAAACATATTAGGAGTGCGAGGTTTCCACTTGGCATTCCCAGTATCAGGGTTGTAGGCCAAGACTTTCTCGATCATTTCAACATCTGGATTTTTCATGTGGCCTTATACCACAGAATTTCCGCATGTAAAAAGAAATTGATGCGCGGCAGATCAATCGTCGCTTGCGTCATCGGCTGCGCGCAGGATTATCTCGGTGGGCTTGGGCGTCATGCTGCCGTCGCTCGACGTGTGGTCCTGCTCCACCTTGTCGCTATAGCCGTGCTTAGTGAGCATCATCTTGGTGATCGGCGCGTTGAAAGCGTTTAGCAGGCCATTCTTGACAAGCACTCGCTCCTGCTTTTGCGCCAATTCCTCTAAGATGTCACTTATGCCGACTTTTGACGGGTCTTTAGCCCATTCGTAAAGGGTCTTTCGGGTGACGCCTAAGACACATGCAAGCCCCGCGACGGTCGGGACGGGATCGTCAAATAACAGATGGTCCGCGATGTAGTTGCGGGCCTTTCCGATCATCTCGGGCTTGAAACGTGTTTCGCCGGGTTTTGCCATATCCGTTACTCTATCACGTTTCTTGCATTGAGCAATATGCGCAGCCTTGCCGACAGGAAGAGGTCGCCTTGAGATCGGCTATCTGCGCGTGGCGTTTCGGGCAGAACTGTTTGTTGCGACCGACCCGGCAACGTCCACTAGCCGCTGGCATTGACCGGCCAGTCACGGTGACTTTCCCGACACCGAGCGATCAAGTCCGGTGGCCCTGTGGTCAGGGTCTTAAATTGGCTGTCTTTCCAGCCTGTCAGCCCGTAGACGACACGGTGCCGGTCACTCGAAACCGGGCGAGGATGGT